TTATTAACTGGGGCGCGGACTATTGTTATTAAGGGAGCGCCGAGATAGTAGTCTGTCAACAGCGCGTACTATCAGTACAGACTGAGCGGCAGCAGACAGGCTGTGGGTCTCAATGACCCCAGACTGTTTAATTGCTTGTGAAAGTAGTAGAGTATCTCTATCTAAATTATTTCCGTACAACAGTATGCCCCTGCTACAGTACTGCTAATACTGGCTCTGACCTGCGGTTATAGTAATGTGATGTAAATCACCTGCCCAAAAGCGTTCGGAATGGGCTGTTGAACGGATTAATATATAGTAGAGGCAATTTATTGCCGATACTACAGCAAGGGCTTCAGGCCCTTGCGTACAGACTGTATCTACTGTCTGTTACAAACTACCTATACAGACTGTTTGTAAACGGGTAAATACTGCCTTGGGACAGGACAATAAATGACTTTCAGTAAAAACAATAACCCCCGCAGCCAAAAGACTGTAGAGGCTAAAGCCAAACTTTTGGCGCTGGTTGCCGAGGGCATGGGTGCTCCAAGGGCTATGCAGCAACTGGGGTACAAGGAAGACACCCTAAGAATCTGGCTATCACGGGATAAAAAATTTGCCCGTGATTTGGAAGATGCCAAGGCTGATGCCAAAAATAAGTCCACCATCTCCCTTGGAGTGGCAAAGGACGAGATTTCCTTTTCCCAGTTCTCAGAGGTATTTTTGGGGCAGAAGGTATTTGAGCACCATCAGGACTGGATTGACCTACTAGAAGGTGTTGAGCCATCTTGGCTTCACGACTCTATGGTTTATGAGCCTGGCGACCAAAACCGATTATTAGTTAACGTACCACCCGAGCACGCTAAATCAACCGTAGTGACCGTTAACTATTCAACTTACCGTATCGCCCTCAATCCGAATGTGCGTATCATTGTGGTCAGTAAGACCCTTAACAAAGCACGAGAGTTCGTGTACGCAATTAAGCAAAGACTGTCCCACCCACGCTGGCTGAAGTTACAAACAGCCTATGGACCAGAGGGCGGTTGGAAACAAGATGCTGATACCTGGAAGGTAGACACCGTTTACCTTGGGGGCGATGCGAGAGATTCATCCGAAAAGGACCCAACTATCCAAGCACTTGGTATGGGCGGACAGATTTACGGCGCACGTGCTGACCTGATTATTTTGGATGACTGCATTACTACCGCTAACGCCCATGAGTGGGATAAGCAAATTAACTGGTTACAAAAAGAAGTTATTACCCGTTTGGGTAAAAATGGAAAGTTATTGATTGTAGGGACACGAATTGCGGCGAACGATTTTTACAAGGAACTCCGTAACCCGAAGCATTGGTCGAATGGTAAGTGCCCTTTTACTTACATGGCTATGCCTGCGGTATTGGAGTTTGGGAAGAAACCAGAAGAATGGGTAACCCTTTGGCCTAAGTCTGACCATCCTTGGGATGGAGACGAGGACATACCCGATGAGCAAGGGCTGTATTCTAAATGGGATGGCCCAACTTTATTTAAGCGCCGTGGCGAAGTAACACCTAGTACTTGGGCTTTGGTCTACCAGCAAGAGGATGTCGAAGAAGATTCCATCTTCCCACCCGCACTGGTTCAGGCTTGTGTCAAAGGTATGCGCAAGCGAGGTCCGTTAAAACCAGGCGCGGTGGGACATCCGAATAGTGTTGAGGGTTATACAGTTGTTGGATTTGACCCTGCTATGGGCAGAGGACATGCTGCGTTTGTAGCGATGACCTATAACCGACTTGATGGAAAAATTTATGTGCTTGACTGTGAAAACATGTCTGAGCCAACGCCACAAAAGATTCGTGCGATGATTGAAGAGTTTACAATTAAGTATCGCCCTAACGAGTTTCGCGTTGAGATTAACGCACACCAGAAAGCCTATGAACTCGATAACGATTTACGAGAGTGGCTATCACAATACGGCTGTAGTTTGAAGCCGCACTTTACTGCAAAGAACAAATGGGATACCTCCCATGGTGTTGCATCTATGTCAACGATGCTGGGCACTATGCACGATGGAGTATTCCAAAAGAACAACACAATTGAGTTTCCTTCCTCTGATGGTTCAGAGGGAGTGAAAGCATTAATCCAGCAACTCATAACTTGGAAACCAGAAACAAAGGGTAAGACCGACTGCGTTATGGCCATGTGGTTTGCGTTCCTACGCTGCCGTGAGTTGATGCAACAAAGCACGACTATCTCACGATACTCAGAAAACCGTTGGGCTACTCGTGCTCAAATATCAAAACGCGGAACAGTAAACCTAGACCTTGCCTTGCAACAACAATGGCAAGAACAATTCGGATAAGGAAAACAAAATGCCAAATGTAGGAAAAATCGTATCAGGTATTGCAAAGGCAGCAGGAAAGAAGAAGGCTGCAGCAGCAAACAAAAAGGGACTTAAGGCAGCACAAGGTCCATCAAAGGCTCCTAAGGGATATAAGCCAGATACAGCAGGTCGTGCAGATGTTAAGCGTATCTCAAGTGAACAAGGCTTATACTCTAGAGTAATGGGAGAATACGTTAGGTTAACACCTAGAGAAGCAGCAAAAATTGTAGATGCTGGACGGCGTTCAAGCATGAACTCATCTAGAACTCTTGCTGAAGGTAAGGTTTCTGAAGCAACAAAGAATGTTATTTCACGTTCAGGTCGCAAGGCTAACACTCCAAAGTTAATGAAAAAAGCCGCCAAGAAGGCTAAGTAATTATGGCTGCAAAGAAAAAAGCGGCACCGCCACGAATACGCATGGTTAGACCCACTGCTAAGCCAGTACCTATGCCAACGCGTAAACCTAATCGCGCACCTGGACAAGCAACACCAGTGCCTATGCCTACGGTAGAAGGCAACTATGGTAAGCCACGAGTTAAACAACGGCCAATGCCAGCAGGTCCTAAGAAATCTGGGACCTCAATGCCAATGGCACCAAAGCGCGTTAAGAAAAATCCTGCAAGACGAAAGATGATTTAATCAATGGCTAAAACATCTAATCGTACAGATATAAAAATTCCAAAACAAAAACCTTTTACTGGTAAAACTGGTAAGGCAATGAAGTTTGTTGATGAATGGGTTATGCCTAAGACTGCTGGTGATTTTATTTCTTATGTTTTACCATACGGAAAAATTGCAAAGACTACTGTAAAGGCTGTAAAGAAGGTTGTTAAGCCTTCTGCTAAGACTAAAAAAGTTACTAAGAAAATAAAGTAAGGAGTAGAGATGCCAGCAATATCATCAGTAATAAAAGCAATCCAGCGTGCTGCCATCTCTAACGAAGCAAAGAAGCGTCTTATGCAGTCTGCTTCAAAAAAGATTACTCAAAAGGATATTAAAGAACTTATCCGTACTGAAATGCAAACTGGCGCACCTAAGTTAGGTCGCGCTGTTCGTAGACCAGATGTAGCAAATGCGCCTAAGCGAGTTGTAGAACGCAGAGGTCAAACTGGAAGTGTTAAGCCACCAAAGGTAGACCCTGTTAAAGAGATTTATAATCTTTATAGAAAAAAGCCTGATACAAAAACTGTAACTCGCTCAATGCAAAAGGACCGTGTTACTCCAGCAGATGTAAGAGCCAAGCGTGCTGCCGCTAAAAGAAAAATTACTGGCAAAGATTCTGTAACTAAACCACCTGTTAAAACTACAAGAACAGAATTAAAAGAACGTCCACGTACTCAACAAGAAATGCGTTTAAAGCGCAAAGCACAAGAAGAAAAAATACGTATTGAAAAACTACGACAAGCAGGAAAAAAAGAATCTAAGGGTCGCGCAGAACGTCAACGAGATGTAGATGACCAAGAAGTACCCCAAGGTCAAACTATCCGTGGCAAGTTTTATCCAGAAGGTACTCCTGGTATTCCAGCACGTTCTACACGCACTGGTAATACTATTAGAGAGCGCTCTCCAAAAGTTAGAGAAGATTTACCGCCAAAAGATGAACTTACTGCAATTAAAAAAGCATTTGCTGAATTAACCAAAGAAGAAAAAGCATTAATGCGAATAGCAGATGAACGTGGTATTCAAGGAATCCTTCGGGAAAAAACTGGTGGAAAACCTGCTGGTCCTAAAGATGCACCAATTCGCAAGCGTTTAACTCCAGAAGAAAGATTAGCAATTTTAAAAAAGCAAGTACGAGCAAAGCGTAAACAAAACAATACAATTGAACAACGCATTGCTGCTGCTCGTAAAAAACTTACACCAGCACAAAGAAAAGCAGTTGCAGAAGCCGTTGCACGAGCAAAAAGGAATAGTAAATAATGCTAACTGATAAGCAAATTTTTGCACGAGTTGCGTCTTTAAAAGACCGCAGCCGTGAACGTGATGGTCGCCATCAAGATGTATTGCTTGTGCGTCAAGGTAAGATTTCTACAGTTTATCCTGATTTTTTTCCAGAAGGTGTAGAGGCTAACGTAGTTGCCAACTTTGTTGACATTGTAGCCCGTGACCTATCTGAAGTTATGGCTCCACTACCAGCAGTTAATTGCTCTGTAGTCAGCCAAGTTAAAGACCGTGCTCGTAAAGCAGCAGACAACCGTACTCGCATTGCTGCTAACTATCTTTACAACTCTGAATTGCAAGTACAGATGTATACAGGTGCAGACTGGTACATCACATTTGGGTTTGTCCCGTTCATTATTGAATTGGACACTGAAGCAAAGTTGCCGCGTATTCGCGTAGAAAGTCCTATTGGGGCGTATCCTGAGTTTGACCGCTACGGACGCTGCGTTGCTTTTGCTAAGCGTTATTCTATGCCACTGGCAGAACTAGTTTCTCAGTTCCCAGAGTATACAAACGCTTTACTTGGTCCTGATGGTTATGACCAAGATATGAATGCTAGATTTGATATTGTTCGTTACTACGACCAGTATCAATCTATTATTTACGTTCCAGACCGCCAGAACCTAGTTATCTCCCGTGCCAAGAATCCTATTGGCAAGATGATGGTTGTAGTCGCAAAGCGACCAACCGTTGACCAAGAGATGCGTGGACAGTTTGATGATGTACTCGGTATTCAGTTGCTTCGCAATAGATTCGCATTACTTGCGATGGAAGCAACAGAGAAGGCCGTTCAATCACCATTGATTGTCCCTGACGATGTGAACGAGTTTCAATTCGGTGGAGACGGAGTTATCCGTACTAAGAACCCAGCAGGTGTTCGCCGAGTTGAACTGCCAGTATCTGGCTCATTGTTTAATGAGCAAGCAGTTCTACAGAATGAACTGCGTACTGGTACACGCTATCCTGAATCACGTACTGGAAATATGGATGCTTCAATCATTACTGGTCAAGGCGTTCAAGCCCTTATGGGCGGATTTGACACACAAGTCAAGTCAGCGCAGGCTATCTTTGCATCTGCATTAAAGACTGTAATTTCAC